GTCTTCACCAGTACGTTGATAGGATTCGTGAAGCATCGGCTCTGGTAACTTGTTTTCTTCGGGTAAGAGTCCTCCGGCTACAGCCATTGGTCTTCTCGCTTTCTAAAGGTTAAGAGAGTCCCGACGCCCCCCACGATGGGAGACATCGGGAGTCAAACGGTTAAGAGTACGCTACGTTCGGATCGAAGCGGAAATCCACCCAGACGTACATGTCTCCAGCGGTGGTCGCTCCTACGGTGGTGACGGTAGTCCGTACCACATAGTTGGATTCACCATCGTCGGTGGCAGTGTACGCAGTGACGGCAGTCATCTGCTTTGCAGCAGCAGATTCCGTTCGGGCTGCAGCCTTGGCACTGGTTGATGCCAAGAAAGCATCTCCTGTGTTGATATCACCAATGGTGACACCCGCACTGGTTGCCGAATCGAAAGCGGTCTTGACGACCATGTTGGCCTTTTCCACGATGGCCCCTTCGGGGACCGTAATGTCAAAGGTGTAGGTTCCAGCGGCGGTCACATCAGTGCCTCCCTGGATGCGAACATGCTTGCTCGTCTGAGGCATGTTGATGTGTTTAACGAGGATCGATTCCATTTTATCTCCTAGTTGGAATCGCTCCGGCCAAGACCGGAGCTACAATGATTAGATGTTGGATGCACCAACTTCGATGCGGTAGAGATAGAGGTCTTGCAAGATTACACAAGAATACATGGTGTCCCATGCAACCGTTCCTCTTTGTCCCAATGGATCGCCAGGGCCAGGTTTTGGAGTCACTACCTTGGATCGGAGTGAATCCTTACCACCCAACGTGGCACATCCACCGAAGTCTGAAGCCATGATCACCACGGGGTACACGTCGATGTTTCCGCCGGTGGACTTGAGGCCCGTTGTTCCTACCGCTGCTCCAGCACCCTTGAAAGGCATCGCTTGTGTGGTCAGGATGAAACGGACTCCTCTTGCTGCCCCTACTTCTCCTTCCATCACGTCGCTCTGGTCTGCGTACTGCTCTACCGGAACGTACCCTGGGATCTTCTCCAGATCCTGTCGCAGATCCACATGACCAATTGCTACGAAGGATTCGCGCAATGGGCTGGTGGTGACTCCATCGCTGGCGTCCAACTGCTCTTTGATCTTGGTGGCGTCATTGTTTTCAAGAACCCGAATTGCTCGGTCTAACAAGGTGGTCTGGTTCACATTCCACGGTGCCACTGGAGGCGTGGCGTTCGTTCCTGCGATGTGCAGGTTTACGTCACTGCGTCCAGTGTTTCCCGCGTTGCGGCCATACCCTACCTGTGAGCCTGCTCGGAATTCCTTGTAGGAGATGAAATCCAACGTCTCGCCTGCCTGCTGCGCCTGTCGCTCCGTGATCACCTGGACAATCGGATCATGGCTTGCGGCCAACATGATGTCGGTGGTGTTCACATACGACCCGTACTGCTGCAGTATATGCTTGATCGTGGTGTGCTGGAGATTTACGAAATTGGGAGTTACCAAAATGTTCAGCCAGATTCGCTACTTTCTGGCCCGTGGCTTTGCCACCGCTTGCGGTTCAACCCGCAAGGTCAGACTATATCTTCATCTCAGAGAGATGTGCCGCACTTCCACTCGCTTGAGTGTACTTCCTTTCGGAATAGTCGTTGAACCTTCCCATTTTCTGGGCTTGGCTGCTGATTACCCGTTCTGGGCTTCCCAGCAATTCACGGCATTTTCACTAATCCGTCGCCGGATTAGGGGGCATAACTCAGTTTACCCTCGGCAATCGGCGTATCCACAATCGGGAAACGCTCGTATCGTCGGTGTCGGATCTCCAGACCCTCTTTGCTCGGCTTGGTTTCGCGCTGGGCGAACTTGGCGAAGGTGAGTAAACGCTTCGCAATCGGAAGCATTCGTTTTTGGATGGTGTAGGCGTCGTGCTTGCTAAGATCACCGTAAGATGATCCCGACAGTGCGCCGGTTCCTGCGTTGATAGCCATTTTTCTGTCCTTTTAACAGAGGCTATCTGGTCATTGACCCAAATGGTCAATCAACAGATAGTCAATTCTTTGAAATCTAGACGGCGATGCTCTCCCAAAGTTCTTCGTCGTTCATATCCTCTGGTCTGCGTTCCTGCTGTCTAGGATTACTATTCTTTAACAGACCCTGTGCTGCCTTCCGGCGTACAGCGCCTTGTGTCTCTTTTGGTGGTGCTTGCTGCTCCACCGGCTGTTGCGTTACTGCTGGCTCTGATCTGAACTTTTCCCGCCCTGCTTGGGTGTTGAGAAAGTCGTTCATCACTGCCGCATGATCTTCTGGATTCATCGATTGGGTCATCGCTGCCAGACGTATCGGGGAAGCGTTGACGTAATCGTAGAACTCCTGTGACTTGTCGATGTCCATGTAGTCGTCACCGACACTTGTTCGCATGTGCGCTGCATGTTGCAAGCGGTACTGATTCGCCTTGTACTGCTGCGCGATCTCCTCCAGTTGCCCGATCCGGTCCTCTGGAACCTCCGGCATCTGGATGTTCTGTGTCGCCTTGGCAATTTCGTGAGCAATCAGCTTCCGATAAGCACTGGTCAGTTCTTGGAACTCATCCAGCGTCTGCTTCGTGGCTGGGTCAAACCAGTCTTCATCCAATGGCGTTGGATCTTTGGGCTTGGCTTCTTCCTGTGCTGCTGGAGGAACTTTCGCCTTCTCCAGTTGTCGCTCCATCTCCAACCGCTCCAGGCGTAACTGTTGGAACTGCTCCCGCAATTCCTTCGTCTCCTCGTTGCGACGGTGGAACTCCTTCTCCAAGTCTTTGTAACGCTTCTCGTAGTTATGCTCCTCCTTCTTCTCCTCGGCGGTTGGCTCAGAGGGTGCCTCTACTTCAAAGACCTCTGATTCCTCCTCTTCCTCGGTAGTGGAAGATGTCTCTACTACATCGTCACTTACGTCCTCCACCTCTGCCGGTGGTCTGCCAACTTGGTCCCATAACTGGTCGTCTGTCAACTCTGGAGTCGCAGGGCTTGTGTCCTCCGTTTGGGGAGACAAGCCCTCCGACGCCAAAGTCTCTTGTGTAGACTCTGCCATCTTTTTCCTTACTCACGTTAGTTTAGCCTCTCAGGGTACCCCATAATTGCTGGGATCTGAGTTCTGGCGGCGTACTGCCTGTGGGTTCATTGGCAATCCAAGGATCTCCTGCATTGCCACCCGATAGCCCTGCAAGTGGGCAAATTGAAGCCTCTTGGCTTCTGTATCAATGTTCGCTGTTACCAACTGCTCTTCTGTGTCTCTCAGCGATTGGTGTAAATGCTGATACAGCACTTTCCAACCTGGCGAGTCCACAAGAGTTGTAATTAGTCGTGCGTCCATTTTGTCCGTGTTCCTCTCAAGTCGAATCCTACGCATGAACTTCGATTCGTAAACCATTTAATTCATTACGTTCGTTTGGTCATTCGCGGCTTCTTCACGCTGCTGCGCCATCAACTGGCGAGGGTTCGTTTCTCCACCCTGCGCCTGCTGCTGTGCCTGCTGCCCCCGTTGTTGTGCCAACTGGTTCAACTGCGCTACCTGCGCCTGACGCATCCTTTGCTGCTCCTGCTGCGCTGCAGCCATCGCCTGCGCTTGGGCCTGTTGCGCCTGCATCGCCTGCTGTTGTTGCTGTTGCATTTGTTGCTGCTGCTGCATCTCCATCTGCTTCTGCTGCTCCTCGTTAATCAACATGCTCATTCCGTAATAATCTGGGATTGCGTCCTTCAAGACATTCCCCTGTCTCAATAACTCCATCCGCTCTTGGATCTGACTCTGGCGAATGTCCTCCGATGCCGCCTTCTTTTCGTCCAAAATGGCCTTCATCTTCTCAAATTCGCTGCGTAATTGGAGTTCCTGCTGCAACGACTGAATCTTCATCTGCTCCATCTGCTGCGCTTGCTGGGCCTGCTGCTGCGCTAGCTGTTGCTGGGCCTGCTGTACCTCCGGCTCCGACTTGACGATGACCTCTGGGTCCAGGTTGAATGCTCTTACCAACGGCTGTACGAACGCATCGTATCGTATGTAGTTCTGTAACTGCGGTAACTGGCCAATCGTTGATAAAAATTGGATGAGCTGCGTGTTGTGAACTTCCTTCGCCACATACTGCGTCCAGCCTGTGCAGATCGCCTCATAGTCCCCCTTCAAACTCATGTCCCCACTGTCTACCATCAGCCATCGGTAGATCGCACTAATGTTGCGGGTGATCATGTCCGATACCGAACGGACAATGTCCGCCGTTGTCTTGTTCGCGTTGCTGTTGAGGATGCTCATCCCTGTTGCCGTTCGCGTCTGCGACGGTGACATCTCCCCATACCCAATCGCTGTCTGGCCACTGTCTAGGTCCGCTTCCCGCTCCAACACCTGGATCAGATTGAGCAACCCGTTCGTTACGTCAGGGATCACAATCGATGCGAATGCGTCCTGCACACTCATCCCCGATCTCACCTTGAACTGCTTGCCTGCGCGGATCGACTCCAGATCACTGCCACTTTCAAAGGCTGCTGGGTTCACCACGGTCATTGGGACTGCCGATAATTCCTTGCCCTCAACCAACATCGCATAAGAGAAGTTGATCAGATGCTGGATGTCCCGTATCGCGTAGTAGATTCCATCGCCCCAGACTGATTCTGGGTTCCGCTGCCAGTACGCAAAATCATACGGCTTGCGACCATCAAACGGGTTGATTGCCATCTTGATCACCTTGTGGCCCACCACATGGCACACGATGTCCAACGTTCCCGTAAAGTCATCCTCTATCGGTAGATGCGCCTTCAAATCGTCCGCATCCATTTTTCCCCAGAACTCCAACACCTCAAATTTCTTCACACGGTGCGAGTTCGTCTCGTCCAACGTCTTCGGATGTTCGCTCTGGTCCTGTCCCTCCACACTGCCAATGTTGTCACTGATCACCTCATCGATGACCTCCGGTAGGAATCCCTCCTGCGACTTGCCCAGTTCCCTCAACTGGATCGAAGAAAGAAAACTACGCTGGATTACCCACTCTGCGTCATCAATGCTCGTTGCCTCCGGCGTTGGGAAGACATTCCAGATGCTCACGAAGTCCACTGATGGAACTAACTCCGATTCAATCTGCGATTCAATCTGCTGAATGAACTGGCCCGTGTTCGGGTCCATCGTGTTCTTGTTCTCGTATACTGGATAATTTACATATTCCAGCATCGGACTCTTCGTCACACAGGTGCCGTACAAGCAAAGCTCATGGATGCTGTCAAGCAACGAATCCAAATAGTGCGTCCTGTCCAGCACATCCCTTATCCGATCCTCCATGTTCTGCGCTCTTTGCTGCACTGCGTCCAGCAACTGATACCCCTGCAACCCTTGCTGCACCAGATCCGGTGGTAAGTACCTCGGCTTTCTGGATGGGGTTACCGAAAACGGGATTCTTCCATCGTCAAAGAGGAGGGAGCCAATCTTTACCTTCGCACTGTTTACCTTGCGGCGGGTCTGGTTGATGTAAATCCCCCTCCGCGCTGCAACGTTGTCCCCGTTCGATGAGTTGATCGACTCAGGGTACTTCGCCCGATACGCATCATACGCATCCCGCCAGATCAATTCGTTCTCTCGACGGTACTCCTTGCCCTTCTCAAACAACTCCCGAACCGCCTTGCCGATGTCATCCAACGGTGCTTGGACTACCTTGACCTCTACTGCAACAGCTTCTCCCTCCTCCAGATCTGGATCACCTCCTTCCTGGGCTAGAATTTCTTCTTCGTCTCTTGGGGCTACTGCCATTACTGCTTCTTCCGGTTTGCCGTCTTGCTGATCACTCGTAAATTACTCGGTTTGTTGTTTCTGGGGTTTCCGTCTCGGTGGTCCACTTCCTTACTCCGGTTCCCCTTCGTAATGCGTCCCGCTCCCACCATGCGCCGACGGGCCGTGTTCCTTGCGGCACGGGCCTTCTTCTGCTCCGGTTTCGCGTGAAACTGATCATACTCCCTCCGGTAATTACGGACTCTTGGTTTTTTGGTCATCTACGTTCCAACGCTCCTCCATGTGGTAGTTGATCCGCTCCAACAAGGCACGGATCTCCACTAGTTCATCCACCAAGGGGTCCATGTCCACTACGATCACGTCGTAGTTCTCGTTCTCTTCTTCTGGGGTCACTTTTTCTTCATCCCCGATTTCATCATCATCTTCTCCTTGTACCCTGCCATCTTTACCTTTTTGTCCTTGGCACTCATTGGCATCAATTTTCCCTTGCGGCCTGACTTTACGGTTGGCTTTTTGTATGGACGAATTGCCATTTCTTCTACTCCTACGTTAGTTGGGTTGATGGTGATTACCTGCCTGGGGTGCAACACCCACAAGCTCCTACGTCCAACGCACTCAGGGCGTAGCCCTTGGTTGTGGTCGTCTTAGATTTTTTGGGGAGCCGATAGCCCACCTTACGGGCGCTGGCGGCTCTGCCTCGGTCCACCGTTTTGGTACTGGTTTCTTGCGTTTGGTGCATATTTTTTTCTTGAGTTTAGACATTGTTACTCAATTTAACTAAGACCTCAATACTATATGGACGGCGGAATGTAAACCCCCCACTTGGTTTGTTGGTACTGGGAGGCACCATGCCAAGTGTCCCGATACGATGGGGCGCTCGTCCACGGATGTAGCTTGCAGGACAGTGCTGCCAAGGCGAGGGCCATCACACAATCGTCGTGACTCCCCGATTGTGCCGCCGTCTTGCCATTGGAGAGGAATACGAATGTCTGCAACTCGTCTATGACCTTTGGAGTGCGAACGATCAGTTCGCGCTCTCGGATCAGTTCCCGTAGGTAGTCCACTAAGACTGGCTTCGATTTTACCGATGTCTTGAAGCCAATCTTGCGGGTTGCACGGTTCGATCTCTCGTCCAACGTCTTGTCAAAATACAAGTTCGGGTAGTTGTGGAACTCCTGCAGGAATTTGAGTGTTACCAGCCCGTGATTGTTGCTTTCCACCGTCAGCAGCGCCTCGTTGTACCAACGCCCCAATGCACAAACCTGCCATGCCAGCAAATCGGGGTCTATCTTTGTTCTGAGGGTGGCGCATTCTTCGTACGTCTCTGCGTCCAATACCACCGCTACACTGTAGTCCGTGTCCCGTGTGCCGACTTCCAGCCCTTCACTCACGTCTACCCCTATCCGGTACTCCCGTGATGACCTCGGCGCACGCCATACCGTCAATTCTGCACTCGTTTCTTCCCCCTCTATCGCTGGTTCCAGTAAATACGCATTCCTCCCGTCCGGTTTCCTCCGTTTGACTGGTATCGTGTACAACATCGGTGGCTCCTCCCGCTGCCCACGCTGCATCTTGAGATACATCTCGTTCAATGCATCCCTGTCGAATACCCCACGCCCCGTCGTGACGAAGGATTCACGGGCCGTACTCGGATACTCCTGGTGGAACTTGTCCAAATCCCCCTGGCACTGCGTCCGAATGCACTCCCGCCGCCAGTACAAGTTCTCCAACGTTACTGTGAAAATGTGAATGTTCGGATCGTCTGGGTCCAACGTGTGGTTTGCCGATAGGTGCGGAATCGTGATGTCCTCCAACGACGGCAATCCCTCGTCATCCCCTAAGTCAAAGCTGATTTCCTGCCCCAATAGCAGTTTCTCCTCCTCTCCGCCGTACCGTGGGTCCGTTCCCAGCGTCGCTACGAAGTCAGCCTTGGATTGCTTGTCTGGAAATGGCTTGATGTAGTGGCTGTAACAATACCAAGGGATAAATACTGACTCAAAACCACTGTCCCCCGCTTCCGCATCCCAATATAATTGGTAAAATACTCCGCCTACACCGTTGGCGGTGGATTCTAAAACGACCTCCGTCTGGTATCCTTGGACCACCGTGTTGAGGAGGCCCGTCAAATAGTCCTCCCCACCGTCCCCCCAGAATGCGACTTCCGAACAGTGGAGGAAATCGGTCTTGGAACCCCTCACTTCGCGTCCTCCCACCGTTGCCAAGCCGTATTCACTGCCCAGTTTTCCCCATACCAACTCGTTCTTGCCGCTGTATCTCACCTCCGGCTTCAAGATCGGCGGTAGATTCTCCTCCATCACCCTCGTCATCCCAAACATCGTGTTTGTCGCGGCGCGGCTGTGCGTCACAATCATCACGTTCTTGTTCTCCCTCGTTGCGGCACGTTGGAAAAAGCGGCCCTGGACCCACGTTGAGACTCCGAACCGGCGGGCTTTCAATACGATTAGGCGTACATGCCCATCCCTGCGTAACTGCCGTTCCGCAATCCGATGGAGTATGTACTGGATCGGGTTCAACTGGAATGGAATCAACTCGCCACTGCCGAACTGCTGCACCTTCAACGCATGTTCGTAGTACCACATCGGATAGTGGTACGCCGTCGTGACAACCTTCCGCAACGCTTCGATGTCCATCGGTAGTTGGTCATCGATGGTGGGGTCTTGGGTGGGATTATCGTTGGTGGGGGTCATCGTCCTTCTTGAGGAAGCCAACGGCACCCATCATCGGGCGGCACCAAGAGGTTAAATCGGCGGGGACGCCCCATGTGGCAGTCGGAATGTTGCCAACGTGACGGGCGCACATGCGACGGCGGGGGCACTCCACCGCCGTGCAAAGACAATAGGATCGGTTGTTCATAGGGTTGGGGGCGGAAATGACTAGGGGACTCCTAATAGATATAGGGGGGCTTAAGCTGGCCAGGTCCAGGGGGGTCAGTCTTTGAATAGATTGATATCAAAAGATGTGGATATCAAAAGATATCAATATCAAAAGATGTCAATATCGAAATGTTATGTTTATCAAAATATTTAACTTTTTGAATACAGCCTGGTTTTCCTGATTTCTTGAGAAAACAGAAAATTAGTTAATTTGTTTTGCAGGCTGTTCCAATCCTTTTGGAATACTTCCAAGTAAATGTTCAACCGTAACGGTCTGATTTATTTGCTTATTCTCTTGTAATGC